TACCTTGACAAACGGTGCGTCTTCAGATTATAATACACTAACTCAAGGGGGCTTAGTCCCAGTTAATCCAATGATGGAACCGCAGAAACCTAATCCCAAGTGTGAAGAGCCATTATGCGCTGCTTCTTTTTGGGTAACAGAAAGAAAATTGTGCCTCTTTTGTGGGCATAGAGGATAGGAGGAAATGAATGGCAATAGCAACGGATATGTATCCCCAGGTATCTCAACAATCAGAAATTATTCTTCAACATAGATACTATTTAAAAGACGAAGATCATAATCTTATAGAGAATGCACATGGACTTTTTCAAAGAGTAGCTGAAGCTATTGCTAGGGTAGATTCTGAATGGTACGCAGCGTTACCAGTAGAGGTAGATTTATTAGCAAATGAATTTTATGATATGATGACTATGTTTGAGTTTTTACCTAACTCTCCTACGTTAATGAATGCTGGAACAAATCAAGGTACTTTAAGTGCTTGTTTTGTATTACCATTAGAGGATAGTATGGAAGGCATAATGCAAGCAGCTACTCATTCTGCAATGGTACAAAAGTTTGGGGGCGGCACTGGGTTTGCGTTATCTAAACTTAGACCTAAAGGGGCTGCTATTAAGTCTACACATGGCATCGCATGTGGCCCTATCGAGGTGCTTAAAACTCTATCTAGGGTATCTAGCATGATTACTCAAGGTGGTAAAAGGGATGGGGCGAACATGGCAGTGATGTCAGTTTATCATCCTGATATTAAAGAATTTATTTCCTGCAAATCTGTGGAAGGGGATATCCATAATTTTAATATTTCTGTAGCAGTGGATTCTAATTTCATGACTATGGTTGAAACTGGGGTGGAATACCCGTTAATTGACCCACACACTAATCAGGTAGTACAATGGGAAAATGCCAGGGATATTTTTAATTCTATTGTTTATAGGGCTTGGGCAAATGGTGAGCCTGGGATGGTATTTTTAGATCGGATAAATGCAGACAACCAAGTAGGAACAGAGTTTGGAGATATGGTTGCTACTAATCCTTGTGGTGAACAGCCCCTACTTGGAAATGAAAGTTGTAATTTGGGGTCAATCAATTTAGCTAGATTTTATTATAAGGGAGATACTTCAGATTGGAGAGAGTGCATTAATTGGAGTAGATTAACAAAGGTAATTAATTTATCTGTCCATTTCTTAGATAATGTTATTGATGCGAATAAATATGCTGTTCTTGCTATTCAAGAAATGACTCAAGCTACTCGTAAGATTGGATTAGGTGTTATGGGATTTGCGGATTTATTAGTTCAATTGAAGGTACCCTATAATTCTGAAGAGGCTTTAAAAATTGGGGCAGAGTTAATGCAATTTATTAGGACTACGGCTGACATTGCTTCGTTAAATTTAGGGGGAAGCCGTGGCCCCTTTCCTGCATGGAGTAAGAGTAACTATAGAATGCATGAGAATTATAGAAATGCGTGTCGAGTAACTGTTGCTCCTACGGGAACTATATCTATGATTGCTTCCTGTGCTTCAGGTATTGAACCCTTATTTGCATTGGTATGGCAGAAACAGAATATTTTAGAGGGAAAGACTTTATATTATGTTAATGCATCTTTTGAACAAATAGCAAAAGAAGAGGGTTTTTATTCTGATACACTTATGAATGAGTTGAGTAATGGAAAGTCTTTGGATGATTTTGAAAATGTTCCTTTGTGGGTAAAGCAAGTGTATATTACTGCCCCACAAATTTCTGCGGAAGCACATGTTGCTATGCAAGCTGCCTTTCAACCGTGGGTTGATTCGGGCATTTCTAAGACTATTAATTTTGCCCACGATGCAACCCTTGAAGATGTTCAGGTAGCTTATATGGAAGCTTGGAAATTAGGATGCAAAGGAATTACTATTTATAGGAATGGGAGCAGGGCAAAGGAAGTTTTAGTTAACGGACATACTGAAGTTAATTGTGGTTGTGATGACCCCATGATAGTCGCAGAAGGTGGTTGCGTATCCTGTAAAAAGTGTGGGTGGAGTGCCTGTGCAATTTCTTAAAACATACTTGAAGTCTTATAAAGCTACCCTATTTTCGGGGGTAATGTTTGGGTTTGTGTCTATCCATACTTTAGAAGATATATTATTGATGTCTATAGGTAGATTCGTTCCGTTGCCTTTGTTGGCTATGTATGGACTAGGGTTAATTGTGTCGTGGTTATTGATGGGATGTCTAGTAAATAGATTTATTAAACATACACATTAAGAGGAGGAGTATAGATGCTAGGAAATATGTTAAGAGAAAGAGAATCTCAGTATATTGCTACTAAAGATGAGGGTACTAATACGTGGCGTATTCTAGATACATGGCATGATGTATTGAGAGAAATGAGTCCAGAAGACGATATTCCAGATGATAGTCCTTCCGTAACTATATTAACGGAAGGAGGATTTATAGCTTTAGTAAAAGAAGCTTCTCGCTTAGGAGTTCTACAAAATGCTTCTGCGTCTTTTGGTATTACAGATACTAGAGAACCTGAAGATTATGGAAATGAACTTAAAGAAAAAGACGAAGAACTTGCGGAAATGCGGAAAAAAATAGTAAAATATGAAGAGGAGAATAATACTCTACGTATCTCTGCTTCTAAATCAGAAGGAACTTTACTAAAGGAGTTGGCTATGGAAACCCTCCTGAAATTAACCCTCTCTTCTGACATTGAAAAATTAACTACACGTAAGGATTAGATATGAAATTATCACAATATCTACCTGAAATCCCTGCTCTAGCTCAACAAATGACCGATTTGAATCAACAAATTGGTATGTTTCAATTGATGAAAGCGGGAGAAACAGGTACTGCACCTACTATGGGATTAGACCATGTGGTGAATACTTGGGTACGTCATCAGATGGCATATCGTCAACAGCTTGTAATGGATATCCAAACTATTTCTATGTCTGTTGAGGAGATTCGTAGTCCTGTAAGTCATATTACGGGAGAGGTTTTTAGGAGGGGCTTGGAATGGGTACCCACTAAAACAGACCCAGACCATGCCCAAACAGAACGCTTCGATAAATTTATGAAGGACTGTAATGTATTTGATCAGAGCTTAGAAGAAGTTCTAAAACAGTTTCTGATGATACTCTGCGGTCTAAAATTGTAGAAATCCGTAGGCTTAATCCCGCTCTTGTAGAATTCGATTTAGATGTTGCTGGCTTACCTAAGAACGCCCATTTTCTATGCCCTATCCATAGGGATGAAGTTCAAGATACTCCCCAGATTTGTGACCATCCTGGGTGTAAACGGGTATGTCAGGCAGTTATGTATAAATACTACCATAGGAATAAACATATATACCTATTTGATAGTGAAGTTATTCATGTAACTAAGTTTTCCCCAAGTGAAACTTATGGATGGAGTCCTATTCTTACTATCTTTGAGAAGGCTCTTACTCTTATTGGTATGGATAAAAACTTATATAGGTACTTCTTTGAACGTAAAATGCCAGCTTCTATGATTATGGTCTTCACAGATGACCCTGAATCGTTGAGGCGTGAACGGTCTAATCTAGCTGCCCAGACTAGACTTGACCCTAACTTTGTTCCTATGGTAGCTGTATCAGCTAGGAATAATAGGGGTAGAGTTGATATGGTTAGACTGTTTCATACGCTACAGGAAATGGATTATCTACCTGTACGACAAGAAGTGCGGGAACGTATAGCTGCTATGTGGGGTGTTACTCCTGCATGGCAGGGCGCACCAGAAGCGTTTGGTGGCCTCAGTACTCAAACTCAGCAGTTAGTGGTAATGAGTAGGGTAGTAGAGGGTGACCAAAGAATGTTTCATGATAAGGTATTTCCTATATTACTTGATTCTTTTGGTATCACAGATTGGAAACTTATCTTGCCCACACCTGAAGAAAAGGCAGAAGCCACTAGAATCAGTTTTGCACAACAACGAGTTTCTGTCGCTAGTCAGTTGAATCAAATGGGCTTTACTGTTAGACTGAAAGACCAAGGAGCGGATATGGAAAGTATAGCCTTCGTTATTGAAGGGAATTCCGTACCCATGTCTCAGTTGCAGGGTGAATCTCA